AAAAATATGTGCGGGAAAAATTAAAGACCCGTCTGGTAAAAAAAGAAAAGACTTTAGAGGACCTAAACCTGCAAATGAAGGAGCATTTTTTACGAAACCAGGAATGCAATCAAAAAAAGGTGCAGGGCCAAATAGATTTAAACCCACAAGAAAATTTGATAATACACTTCAAGAATATAAAGGTAAGTTTATAAAAGTTAATTTAGATGGAAAAGAAGTTTCAAATAAAAGCAAAGTAGATTATTACGGCGACTTATTAAAATGAGCGAAAAAAAAGGTATAGACGTTGGAGGCGGAATCACTCTAGATGATGATGAATTTGCAACTACTCCAGGTTTAGACTTTTCTATTTCAAAAAAAGGAACTTCAGTAGGTGCTAGAGTTCAAAAACCCATTAGTAAGATAGATAAAGAAAATATAAATAGTGCTATAGGTTTTGATATTAAAAAAGAAAATGAGGACTCTAGTTTTGGATTATCGGGTACTAAACAAGGCAAGTCAAAAAGATTAGAATTAAGATTTTCAAAGTCGTTTAAAAAGGGAGGATTAAAAGAATGGTTCAGACAAAAATGGGTAGATATTGGGAGCAAACGAAAAGATGGTTCTTATGCAAAGTGTGGCCGTTCGAAGTTAGCGGCGGATCGAAAACGGAAGTATCCAAAGTGCGTGCCTGCTGCCAAAGCAGCAAGGATGACAGACTCACAGAGGCGGAGTGCCGTTGCAAGAAAAAGAAGTAAACCACAAGGAGTAGGTGGTAAACCTACAAATGTGTCTACGTTTACTAAGAAATACTATGGTGGTATGATAGAAACATAAAATTTAGAAGGAGAAAACTATGTTAAAAAATCCAAAAAAAGCAGACCTTGATAAAGATGGAAAACTTTCATCTTATGAGAAAAAAAGAGGTATGGCTGTTGAAAAAAATATGAATGCCAAAACAGGCAAAATGATGAAAGCAGCATTAGGTGTTGCCGCTTTAGCGAGTAAAAAAGGTAGAGAGAAAGCAAAAAAAATAATGAAAGGTAAAACTAAATTAAGTCCAGCTATGAACTATTTAGGAAGAGATATGGGTGGAGAAATAAAAGGATATGGTCAAGCAAGGTCAAAAGGTATGGGCTTGCAAGATGAATCTGTACCAATGAAGGATAATTCTTACATCAAAGATTTAATTTAATGAACTATGGCAACATCAGGCACTACAACATTCGATTTAAATATCGATGATATAATTGAAGAAGCGTATGAGAGATGCGGTGTACGAACTAATAGTGGTAAAGATTTAAGATCAGCAAGAAGAAGCTTAAATTTACTTTTATCAGAGTGGGGAAACAGAGGTGTTCATCTTTGGAAAGTTACATTAAAGGAACAGCAACTAACTGCAGGCACAGCGACATATACTACTCCTGCAGATTGTAATGATGTTTTAGAAGCATACATTTCTACCAACACAGGTATTGGCACATCAATTACTGACGTAGCATTAACAAAGATAGATAGATCAGCTTATGCAGCTTTACCAAATAAAGGTTCAAGAGGACAACCTTCTCAATATTTTGTTAATAGACAAAAGACACCGACGGTAACTTTATATTTAACTCCTGATGCGAGCACTTACACTTACGTAAAATATTATTACATTGGTAGAATAGAAGACTCAGGAGCCTACACAAATCAAACGGATGTTGTTTATAGATTTTTACCTTGTATGTGTTCAGGCTTAGCATATTATTTATCATTAAAAAAAGCACCTCAGTTAACACAAGGTTTAAAATTATTTTATGAGGATGAATTACAAAGAGCATTAACTGAAGACGGACAAAGAACTTCAGTTTATATCTCACCTCAAACATTTTATGGAGATGGAGTTTAATGGCTTACGCAACAGGTAAAAGATCAAAAGCAATATCAGACAGATCAGGTATGGAGTTTCCATATAAAGAAATGATCAGAGAATGGAACGGTTCATTAGTTCATATTTCAGAGTATGAACCTAAGCATCCACAATTAGACCCTCCTTATCATAAAGCTGATGCAATTGCTTTAAAGAATCCAAGACCCGATGTAGATCCAGGTAGAAGTGCAATTGTAGATTTATCTCCTGATGCTTGGCCAGGTCAATTTACAGTAGTATCTTTTACTGTAACCGTAGAAGGAGTTCAAACTCAATTACCTTCTCAACAACCATCAATAACACCAAGTGAGATGAATAAGACAAGACAAATAAATTCATCAGTTGGTGAACTAACAGTGAGTATAACATAATGGCTATAACATATTCAGCATTGATAACTAAAATAAGAAACTACACAGAAGTAGATTCTAATGTGTTAACAGATGCAATAGTAGATGATTTCATATTAGACGCTGAGTCTAAAATTTATAGAGCTATTGATGGCGACTATAATAGAAAGTTTGTTACCGCAGTTTTTCAAGCTAATAACAGATATTTATTATTACCAACTGATTTACAGGTAGTAAGATCTATACAACATATTTCTAGTGGTGGAGAAAGAACTTTCTTAGAGAAGAGAGATGTTTCTTTTATAAGTGAGTTCAATCCAACAGAAGCTACAGGCACACCTAAATATTATGCTATGTGGCAAAAAACAGACGGCAATCAATATGCATTGGTGGCACCAACTCCGGCTTCTGCTGACTCTGCACAATTAAATTATATTAAATATCCGGAACATTTATTTAGTTCAGATGATGCCGCGTCTGTACCTAACAAAAAAACATCAACTTATTTAAGTACAAAAGCACCTGATTTATTATTTTTGGGCACTATGATGGAAGCTCTGACTTTTCTTAAAAGTCCTGATACTCTGTACAACACGTACCAAAACAGATATAATCAAGAAATACAAGCCTTTGGTCTCGAGCAAATGGGTCGAAGACGAAGAGGTGAATATACAGATGGCGTACCGAGAGTTCAAGTCGGTTCTCCATCACCATAAATTTAAAGGAGAAACAAAATGGCAATAACACAAGCAGTCTGCAGTTCTTTCAAAAGAGAATTGTTAGGAGGAACGCATAATTTTAACAACGGTGGCGACGTATTTAAAGTCGCTCTATACACTTCACAAGCAACATTAAGTGCAGCTACAACTTCATACACAACAGGTAACGAAGTTTCTGCATCAGGAACATACGTAGCCAAAGGTGGCGTATTAGCAGGACAAACAACTTCTTTGTCAGCAACAGTTGCGATAGTAGATTTTGCAAACAGATCTTTTACAGGTGTTACATTAACCGCTAGAGGTGCGTTAATTTACAATTCTACAGATGCAAGAAAAGCAGTAGCTGTATTAGACTTCGGAGCAGATAAAACTGCAACTTCAGGAACTTTCACTATTCAGTTTCCAAACTATACGAGGGCTGCAGCAATATTAAGAATCGCATAATAAAAGGAACCTGATGCTATGGCTGATAAAATCTATACAGTTACCGTAGCATCGGGTAACCTTTATGGCGGAGGCACAGGCAACGTCTTTTATCTAGACGGTGTAAGAAATTCTACAGGGCCAGGTACTATTCAATGGGTTCAAGGCGCTACTTTACGTTTTGATCAAAGTGAAGGTACAAACGATAATCATCCTTTAATATTTTCAAATAATTCCAATACTACCGGAATAATTTCTTCCGGAATAACTTACTATTTAGATGGCGCAAGCAATCAAGCTAATTACACCAACACCACAACTTTCAATGCCGCTACAACAAGATATATTGAAATCACTCCTTCTTCTACAACAGACCTTTACTATATGTGTTGGGTTCACGGTCTTGGGATGGGTGGTATTTTTGATATCACAATAAACACTTGGGGCTCTGCAGGATGGGGAAATAACTCTTGGGAAAGTTTAACTAGTTTAATAGATGTATCAGGACAGCAAGTAGCATTATCTGTCGGTGATTCAGCAGCTACACCTTCTACAGGATTTGGTGCAGGCTTTTGGGGCTTCGGTGAGTTTGGTAGATTACAAAACCAAGCAGGAATACTAACAGGAGTTGCTGTTAATACAACGGTAGCCTCTGTATCAATTACAACTGAAATAAATGCAGGATATGGAGCCAATACTTGGGGCTTCACAAATTGGGGTGCAGTAGGAGACGCTGCACCAACAGGTTTAAGTTTATCTTCAACTTTAGCGGACGTAACCATTACAACAAGCGTAACTCAAGGTTGGTCAAGAGGCCCTTGGGGCGAACAAGTTTGGGGTGATTCAAACGAAGCAGGATCTGCCACAGGACAAGCCTTAGCAACCACTCTCGCATCTGTAACAATTGATGGAGAAATAAATGAAGGTTGGGGTAGACTTACTTGGGGTGCTGATGCTTGGGGTATTGCCGCAGATACTTTAGCAACAGGTCAAAGTTTAACCTCAACAATAGGCACAGTATCCGTTGGTGCAGAGGTAAACGCAGGTTGGGGTAGACTTACTTGGGGCGAAAACGATTGGGGTGCAGCTACTTTATCACAAACTGTAAGTCCTACAGGTGTATCAATGGCGACTTCTTTAGGAAGTGAAATTGCATCTATTGATATTACTGCTAACGTTCAATCAGAATTTAATCCAGGTTTTGGTTCTGTAATTGGATGGGGACAACAACTATGGGGAACTGCTGTAGTAAACATACAAATG